ACATACGACAACATCGACTACCTAACACCAATCCCTACTAAGTATAAGGGTGGTGTAGAAGCTGGACTTATTACCGATGGCTGTACGGGTGATGCAGATGATATGGAAAACCCAGCACAAGCTAATATGTTTGGTTTACCGCTACACATTCATGGTAACCGTATCGATGGGGAGGTTGTACCAAAGCCTATGCCTGAGATGAGTGATATTCAAGATGACGATATTCCATTCTAATGCAACTGTTAATTGATGGTGATGTTATTGTGTATCGCATAGGGTTTGCAACACAGAGGAAGAATGACAATGGAAACATTGTACCAGAGCCTTTGCCCTATGCTTTACACAGTACCAAGAGGTTTATCAATGGTATGATTAAAGATACAGGTGCTGATAGTTACAGGTTATTCCTAACAGGCAAGGATAACTTTAGACTACAAGTTGACAGTGAGTACAAAGCTAACCGTAAAGATACAGCTAAACCTATTCACTACCAAGCCATAAGGGATTATATGGTTAAGCACTTTAAGGCAGAGGTTATCGACGGCATGGAAGCTGACGATGCCCTTGCACTTAATCAAACAGACAACACAATGATAGCAAGCATAGACAAAGACCTGCTTATGGTAGAGGGTGAACATTATAACTTCGTGAAGAAAGAGTTTACCCATGTGACCTATGAAGCGGGTATACACTGGTTCTATATGCAAATGCTAATGGGAGATAAAGTTGATAACATTATCGGAATACGTGGAATCGGCATTAAGAAAGCTGAGAAGATATTGGCTGAGAGTAAAGATTGGGATGCTACTGTGGAGAGTAGATACGAAGATGAGTTTGGGGAAGGCTGGTATCAGCGTATGGTGCAGAATACGCAGCTCCTTTGGATGCTTCAAAAAGATGTGAGGATGCCAATGAATATAAAAGGGGATAAGTAATGACTAAAGAAGAGAAGGTTAAGTACAATAGGGCTTACTATGAGGCTAATAAAGAGAAGGAGTTGGCTCGACAGGCTAAATACTACAAAGCTAATAAAGAGAAGATATCAGCTCAACGGGCTAAACACTACAAAGCTAATAAGGAGGAGATATCAGCTCAAAAGGCTAAATACTACGAGGCTAATAAAGAGGGGAGAGTAGCTTACAGCAGGGCTTACTACGAGGCTAATAAAGAGGGGGTGATAGCTCGGACTAATAAATACCGCGAAGCTAGCCCAGAAAGACTTAAAGCCCATAGGGCGGTTATTACTGCTTTACGTAATAGCTCTTTGGTCAGCCTACCTTGTAGTGAGTGTGGAGAAACCAAGACAGAGGCTCATCACTATGCTTATGACATGCCACTAGATGTTATTTGGTTATGTAGGAAGCATCATATGCAATTACACAAGGAGCATAGGGAGTATGAACAAGTACCGCAGCAAGTTTGAGGAGAGGGTAGCTAAAGACTTGAAAGACTTCACATATGAATGTACAACGTTACTATACAACAAACGAACCACTAGGAAGATGGAGTGTTTAGATTGTGGCAGTCAACACGTATTGCAGAAGGCTAAGTATCTTACAGACTTTAGATTGCCTAATGGTATATACATCGAAGTGAAGGGGTGGTTTAAGCCTAGTGACAGAACTAAGATGGAGAGTGTCATTAAGTGTAACCCAGGCTTAGATATACGAATGTTGTTTCAAAGAGATGGGTGGACTACCAAGAAGAAAACACAGAAGTATAGTGAGTGGTGTGATAAGCGTAAGATTAAGTATGCTATTGGGAAAGTTCCTATTGAATGGGTGAACGAGGATGAGAAATGTGAATAAGATATGTTATAAATGTGGTGCGGAAGACCCAGATTATGTAGTAGTTGGGTATGGTAGGAATTGTTCTGAGTGTGGGGGTAAAGCTAGTGTGTTAGAGGTAACTGAAATGACTGACTTAATAAACGAACTTTACCTTAAAGGCTTACTACCCGAAGGTTTGGTTGAAGATATAACAGATGAAGATTATAATGAACTTGAGTTGGATTTTAATGACGATTCATTAGAAGCACATGAAGATGCTTTCTTGGATTATTTAGAGGACTATGACTATGACTAAAATAGTAGTGATACCAGACACACAGATGAAGAAAGGTGTACCTATGGAACACTTGCTATATGCAGGTAAATACATAGCAGAGAAGAAGCCAGATGTTATCGTACACCTTGGTGACCATTGGGATATGCCTAGCCTATCTTACTATGATAAGGGTAAAAAGTCTTTTGAAGGTAGACGATATAAAGATGATGTTGACTCCGGCAACTTAGCTATGGATTTATTCTTAGAGCCTATCAAGAAAGAGATGAAAAGGTTGAAGCGCAATAAGAAGAAGTTATGGCAACCGCGAATGGTGTTTACAATGGGCAATCATGAAGAACGTATAGAGCGTGCAGTAGAAAGTGACGCTGTGCTAGAAGATGTGATTGGTTATCAAGACTTAAACCTTAGTGACTGGGAAGTTATAGATTATAAAGAGCCAGTAATTATTGAGGGTATTGGCTTCTGTCACTTCTTTACCAGTGGTGTTATGGGTCGCCCAGTATCAAGTGCTAGGGCTATGCTTACTAAGAAACATATGAGTTGTGTGATGGGTCACGTACAGGATAGAGACATTGCATTTAGTAAGCGTGGTGATGGCACTGCACTGACTGGTATCTTTGCTGGTATCTTTTACCAACATGATGAGGCTTATTTAGGTAGTCAAGGTAATGGTAGCTGGAAAGGTATTTGGATGTTAAACGAAGTTAATAATGGTAGCTTTGATGAAATGCCTATTAGCTTAGAGTATTTGAGAGGCAAGTATGAACAGTGATGAGGCTAAGTTTGCAGAGCTAGGTAGGCACGACCTAATCAATAAGGGTGTTTGTGGTAAAGCCACTAGCAGGGTAGATATTATTGGACAGAATGGGAATGATGGACTACACTACGGACAGGTAGACACCGAAAACTTTGCGATACCTAATGATAGTAGTACCAAACAGGTAGGTGGTAGTCACTACACAGAACATAAGATTCAACCTTGGGATATTATTGATGAGTACCACCTAAACTTCTACGAAGGTAATGTCTTAAAGTATTTACTTAGGAATAAGGGTAATAGAGAAGAAGATATTAAGAAAGCTATTCACTACCTTGAGAAGATACTAGAAAATAGGAGTGTTTGATGGAGTCCAGAAGCCCTATTATGTTATTTGGCAAGAGCCTATTTGGTTTTTGGCTACCATTTATAGGGTTTACAACCTACATAGAGTATGACAATATCTTTAACCCAAAGTTTAAAATATATGAACACGTGTTTTTGGTTCAATGGATTGTGGGTTACGGACTTGTCTATAAAATAGAAGTAGAAGTTATGATGGAAGGGGAAGATTGGAATGACGAATAATGAAAACCCAAAGGCTACGTTTACTATTAAGAAGATAACTAACTGGCATTATGCCAGGAACTTAATCAGTGGCTCTAACGACCAAGCACAAGTAAAGAAGTTAATAGAAGAGGTAACTGAGTTAGTAGACTCATTATCTACAGGGCAAAGTCCCATTGATGATATTGGTGATATTATTGTAGTGCTAATCAACATAGCAGAAAGACATAAGCTATCTATTGATGAATGTTTAGAACACGCATATAATGATATTAAAGACCGCAGGGGTCAAATGGTAGATGGCATATTTGTAAAGGAAGAGTAAATGATTACAGACAAACAAGAAGCGTATGTTATTGCATACCCACAAGCGGTGAAGTTTGCTGAGGTGCAAGAGGACATCTTCTGGACTGCTAAAGAGATTGGTATGGAAAAAGATTTACATGACCTACATAACAATCTGACAGGGGCAGAGATGCATGGGGTAGTTACTGTACTAAAACTATTTACCTTGTATGAGACACACGTAGGTAATGATTACTGGTTAGATTTTATTCGTAAGAAGTTTGAAAGACCAGAGATACAACGTATGGCTTCTGTGTTTGGTATGTTTGAACTTAACGTACATGCACCTTTCTATAACAAGATTAACGAAGTCTTGAACCTAAACACTGAGGAGTTCTACAACAGCTACGTAGAGGATAAGACCTTACGTGGGCGTATGGATTGGTTAGATAGGCAGTTTGAAGGTGATGATATGTTAGCCTCGTTAGCAGTTGGCTCTATTGTAGAGGGTGCTGTATTATATTCTAACTTTGCTTTCCTAAAGCACTTCCAAGCTGAGGGTAAGAACAAGTTAGTCAACATGGCAGCAGGTATTAACTTCAGTGTAAGGGATGAGAACCTACACAGTCTAGCAGGTGCTTGGTTATTCAATACACTAAGAGAAGAGAGTGAACAGCTAGACAACAAAGAGTTAGATAAGAAAATCTATAAGACTTGTGGTAAAATCTACGAACATGAAACCCGTATTATTGATATGATATTTGAGAAGGGTGAGATTAAAGGTATCACAGACTTACAAATGAAGAACTTTATTCAAGCTAGGTTAAACCTTTGTCTTGAGCAACTAAGGTTAGACCCACTATATGAGGTAGACTATGACCCTATCTCTAAGTGGTTCTATAAAAACATTAACACGCCACAACTGCATGACTTTTTCCACAAGCAAGGGAACAGTTATAATAGGGACTGGCAAGAGACAAGGTTTGCATGGTAATATGAAGAGTATATACGAAGAACTAAGCGAAGAACGAAAGCAACTACAAGCTACAGGTAAACTACCACAATGGTATAGTACATCTGCTTGGCAGCTGCTTAAAGAGAAGTATACAACAGAGGAGTACCCAGACTTATATAGTATTTATAAGCGTATTAGTAGCACAGCATCTAAACATATGGGGGTTGACAAAGACCATTGGGATAGAGTATTCTTTAACCTGCTCTGGTCTGGACACCTAGCTTGTTCTACACCAGTCTTAGCTAACATGGGTACAAACAGGGGATGCCCAGTTAGTTGTTCAGGTAACTATGTAGGAGATAGTGTATATGAATTTTACGAATCACAAAAAGAAACTGCAATACTTACAAAAAACGGTTTTGGAACTTCATCTTATCTTGGCGCAATTAGAGGTAGAGGAGATTCCATCAGTTCAGGAGGTAATGCTTCTGGGGTACTGCCAATCCTTAGAGACTATATCCAGCTTAGCAGAGATGTGTCGCAAGGAAATACACGACGAGGTGCATGGGCAGGGTACATCGAGTTAGAGCATACAGACTTCTGGGAAGTAGCAGCACATACATTAAACAACCCAGATGATTGTAACATTGGTTGGCTAGTAACAGACAAGTTTATCGAGCAACTAGAAGCAGGTGATGAAGAATCTGTTAGTCGATACCAACGTGCACTCAAAGTTAAGATGGTTACAGGTAAAGGTTACTTTGTATTTATAGATAGGATGAACAGAGCTAATCCAGAGGCGTACAAGACTCATGGTTTAACTGTAAAGGCTTCTAACCTATGTACAGAGATAACCCTACCTGCTGATGAGTTCCATACCTTTACGTGTGTATTGAGTTCTATGAACTTATCTAAGTATGATGAGTGGAAAGATACAGATGCAGTACAAAATGCTATTGTATTCTTAGACTGTGTAGCTGAAGAGTTTATCCAGATGGGTAGAGGTATTAAAGGTTTAGAGAAAGCAGTGCGTTTTACAGAGAGTGGTAGGGCTTTGGGTCTAGGTACACTAGGTTTCCACAGCTACCTACAACAGAACATGATTGATATTGAATCAATGGAAGCACACATGCTAAACTCTACTATCTTTAAGAGTATTCAGAAGGAGGCTAAGAGAGGCTCTGAGTGGCTCGCTAAGACGAAGGGAGAGCCTAAGTGGTGTAAGGGTACAGGGGTACGTAATACACACCTTCTAGCCATCGCTCCTAACAGTTCTAGTGCACTTATTTGTGGTGGTGTTAGCCAAGGTATCGAGCCTGTATATAAGAATGTGTTTGTACAGGGTAGCCCAGCAGGAGAGATTAACCGTATCAACCCTGTGTTAGTAGACTTGATGAGGGTTAAGGGAGTTTATAACGACGATAACATCAATGCTATTATTGCAGACAATGGTTCAGTACAGTTAGTAGATTGGCTAACTGATGAGGAGAAGGCGGTGTTTAAGACTTCCTTTGAGATTAACCAAGAAGTATTGATTAGGTTAGCTAGTGTAAGACAGAAGTTTATATGTCAAGCACAAAGCCTAAACCTTTTCTTCCCAGCAGATGCCCCAGAAGAGGAGATTAGTAGGGTTCATAAGCTGGCGTTTAAAGATAAGTATATTAAGTCCTTGTACTACATACGTAGTGAAGCAGGGGTTCGTGGTTCTACGGGGGAATGTGTAGCTTGTGAGGGGTAGAGTATGAAATATTTAAAAGTGTTAGTATTAGGTTTATTATTAACAGTATCCAGTATAGCTAGTGCTGATGAACCACCCACAGAGTATCAATGCAACGTGGTTAGTTCTATGGCTAGTACAGTGCAGAGGATGAGAGTGGAGTATAACATTACTAAAAATGATATGAAGGTTAGGGCTTTAAAGCATACTCCAATACCTTTAATAAAACCTATGTTGGAGGTAATAGATATGGTGTACGATGGAGTTAGCCCAGAAATAAAACCAAAAGACTTATATGTAATGATTATGGACTCATGTACAGGGGTAGAGGTATGATTGAACAAGACGTAAACGACCTAGCTAATGCAATGGAGGCAGACCCAGTACGCTGGGCTAAAAACTATCTTGAGATGAAAGAGTTAGTTGATATTTTAGAATCTCAGTTAAGTGCATGGATGGGGACAAAAGAAAAGGTTCACTAA